GAAATGCTGGTTTATCTGGTATGGCTGAAATGGCAAGAAGAGTTACAGTACATGGAATAAAAAAAGCTGGTTTATTTCCAGGGAAAAAGTTTTTATCTGGCACTTACGGTAAATCATATAGAGCCTTAAATGATGCTATAAGAGAACAATTAGATAAACAAGCGTCTGAAATTTATACGCATATGGAAATAATTGCGTCAAATGGTTATTTATCAAGATTGGTAAATACCGATATGGGTGCAATAAATAAAGATGTTGGTAAAAAAATAGTAAGTTATACTTCTCTATCTGGTATGGCTGAAATGGCAAGGAAAACAATAAACTTTGCAGAAAGAACAAACAGAGGCGCAGCAAGAGCAACATATTTAGCTAATGCACAAACTCATTTAACACATTTTTTAAAAACAGATTCTGCTGGAATGTCATCTCATTATTTTGTAAAAGACTTACTAGCGTTACATAAAAATAAATTAGATAAATTTAGCATAGATAGACTTACACAATACGGTCTTAACAAAAAAGACGCTAAAATTATTAATGATTTATTAGAAAAAGATATTATAGAAAAAGCATCAAAGCCTGGAAGAGATCCATTATATTTAATGAACATGGATAGATGGGTTGAAGTTAAAGGCGCAGTAGATATATCAGAAAGATTTATTAACGCTATAAAACAAGACGTAGAAAAAGCAATTGTAACTCCAGGTTATTCATCAAAACCAAACATGATGTATGGTCGTATACAAATAGATAACCAAAAAATAGCAGATTTTCTTGGAGAGTCAAAATTATTAAAATTTGCAAACAAATATAGTGGTGGTATAACTGGAGAGTTTCATTCTCTACAATACGGTGGTTTATATGAAAATGCATTGTTGATTCCAATCATGCAATTTTATGCATTCAGCATGGGTGCAACAAGATATATATTTAGAAATCTACCAGCTGAACAAGGAGTATATGCTGGTATAACTGCTGCAATGGCATATAGCTGGTTTGCAAATATATTAAAATATGGATGGTATTCAGATTTAGATATAGATCAACAATTATATATGGCATATGAAACATCTGGAGTAGGTGGTTATTTTAGTGATGTACCAAGAATTATAGAAACAGAAACACAAGGAAAATATGGGCTAAGAAAAATATTAGGTATTGATGAGTTAGAATTTAGTCAAGATCAAGACAGAAGAGGAGCTACATTAATAGGTATCGGTCCACAAAAATTAAGAGAATTATATGGAGCAATGTCCAGCGGAGATGCATTAGAACAATCCTCACAGACAGTAAAAAATTTACCTTTTCAAAATAATATGATTTTAAAAAGAGGCTGGCAAGTATTAGGAACAGGCGGAAATACTTTTTATAGCCCAGTTGTTGATTGGCTTTATGATATAGATAGAGATAAAATAAAAAGAAAGAGAAAATTAAAAAAGAAAGATAGGTTTGGTAAAATTATACAATGACAATAGCAAGTAACAAAAATACGCCTAGAGTGGCATATACAGCAACAGCTAATCAGCAAGCGTTTACCATTCCTTTTGAGTTTTTTTCTGTAGCTGATATTAAGGTTTACAATGGCACAACATTACTTACCTATGATGCTAATGCTGATGCAGTTACTGAGTATTCTATTACAGGCGCAGCTTCTGATAGTGATGATGCCTATGAGTTTGGTGCTGGAGGCACTGTTAATATAGGAGCTACAGGCATATCTGCTGGAGCTATTATTACTATTATCAGAGACATTACTATAGAGAGAGCCTCTGATTTTAGTCCATCTGGAACATTTGATATTACTGCTCTCAATACAGATTTAGATAAAGTTTATGCAAAACTCGCAGATATAGATCAACAATCAGATCGTTCAGTAAAATTATTAGACACAGATTCAATTTCTGCCACTGTAACTTTGCCAGCCAAGGCGACCAGAGCATCTAAGGTATTAACCTTTGATAGCGATGGAAATGTAGCGACGACATTCACAGCAGTAGACACCTCTACTGTTGCCAACATAGCAACTGATGTCACAACTGTAGCTGGTATTTCCTCAAACGTCACCACGGTAGCCGGCATCTCGTCAAATGTTACATCTGTTGCCGGCATTTCCTCAAACGTGACGACGGTGGCAGGCATTTCTTCTAATGTTACAACTGTCGCTGGGATATCATCTAACGTAACTAGCGTGGCTGGGATATCGTCCAACGTAACTACGGTAGCTAATAACATATCTGATGTTAATAACTTTGCCGCTGTATATAGAATTGGCTCATCTGATCCTACATCCTCACTAGATGAGGGAGATTTGTTTTATAATTCTACTGATAATAATTTAAAATATTACAATGGTTCATCATGGACCAGTATTGATACAGGGCTTACAGATATTGTAGGAGATGCTAGTCCACAGCTAGGTGGCAATCTGGATGTACAAGCCAGAGAGATTAATACCTCTACAACCAATGGCAATATTATACTTACACCAAATGGCACAGGCATGTTGGAAGTTAAAGGTAATACTAACGCTGGTACTATACAGCTTAATTGTGAAAACAATTCACATGGTGTAAAACTTAAAGGACCGCCACATTCAGCTGGTCAGTCTTATACATTGACTTTGCCATCAAGCATTACAAGTAATTATTATTTAAAAACAGATGGCTCTGGAAACCTATCGTTTGCAGAAGTACCAACAGAAACTAAACCAACAGTAGCAGATGTTAGCCAGACAATCGCACCAGCGACTGCAACTACGATCAATATTACAGGTACAAATTTTGTTACTGTACCTATTGTTGAATTTATAAAAACAGATGGCTCTATTACTAGACCAAACTCTGTATCATTTACTAATGCAACAACGCTATCTGTAAATGTAACGCTTGCATCTGGTAACTATCATGTACGAGTAGAAAATCCAGATGGTAATGCTGGGCGTAGTACCAACAATATTCTTACAGCAAGTACAGCTCCTACCTTTAGCACATCAGCTGGAAGTTTAGGAAGTGTAGCAGCTGGAGCATCAGTATCTTTAGATGTAGATGCCTCATCAGATTCAACAGTAGCGTTTAGTGAAACCACAAGCGTACTTACAAGCAACTCTGACACACCAGCAAGTACAATGAATTTAACTCTTAACTCATCGACTGGAGCAATCACAGGCACAGCTCCAGCGGCAACAGCAGAGACAACATACAACTTTACCCTACGAGCAACAGATGCAGAATCGCAAACAGCAGACAGAGCATTTAGTATTACAGTAACAGTAGGAATAAATAACTCAGGGGGATTTAACTAATGGCTAACTCATATTTGACAAGAGCAACATCATCAGCTGGTAATCAAAGAACTTACACAGTATCAGGTTGGTATAGATTTAGTCATTCAGACCATAGCAGTATGACAATGTTTAGTAGCGATATAGAAGATGATGGCTCTAATTATGCAAGTTTGTCTATGGAATCAGGTGGACAATTAAAATTTATTAATTTGACTGGTGGTTCACTTGTAACTAATTATCAATCTAACCCTAAATTTTTAGATACAACAGGTTGGTATCATATTGTTTTAAGAGTGGATACAACACAATCTACTGCTGGAGATAGAATTAGAATATATGTAAATGGCAATCAAGTAACTAACTGGGCATATTCTACTACTCCTAATCAAAACACAGACACAGGATTATTTAAAAGTGGAACTGCTACATTAGTAGGAATTAGACACCCAAGCTCATCTCCTAATTATTTTGAGGGAGAAATAGCACATCTCCATATAATAGATGGTACAAGTTATGCACCAACTACTTTTGGAGAAACAGATAGTACAACAGGTGTATGGAAACCAGTCTTAAATCCGTCAGTTACTTATGGAACTAATGGAGCTTTTTTAAAATTTGAAAATAGTGGAGCTATGGGTACAGATTCAAGTGGCAATAGTAATACATTTACTGTTAGTGGAGATTTAAAACAAATGCCATCTACACCACACAATAAATTCCCAAGAATGAATCCTAGAGGTACAAGTAGAAGTTATGACACACCAACCTATCATCCCAATGGTGGCAGAAGTTTTTTAGGTACTTCAACTACAACTAGACCTTGTATGACAGATATGTGTTTTGCTGGAGGCAAATGGTATTGGGAGGCAAAGATTATAAAAAATGATGCTTCATCAACATTAGGTGTATTCCTCACAGACTCAACATCAGCAAAAAGAATAGAACAGTTTAATGCAGACCTAGCATTACAGACAGCTGGTAATGGTGGTAATGGTGCAATAAGTTTTCTATGTAATTCATCATCATTAATACAAATGGGTAACAGTACAACTAGCTATGGCACAGGCATAAGTGATGACGATATTATTATGTTTGCTTTTGACGCTGATAACGGCAAAGTTTGGACAGGTCGTAATGGTACATGGTTTAATGCACCTGGCACATCTAATGCTGGTAATCCAGCAAGTGGTACATACGATAGTGGCAAAACATTAACAAACACAGACAGAGAGTTAATGGCTTTTTATGTAGCTGGACAAAACTCATCTTCAACAAATAGACTTATACATACAAATTTCGGAGATGGTTATTTTGGAACAACAGCAGTAGCATCAGCAAATTCAGATGGAGCTGGTATGGGAGCTTTTGAGTATGCTGTACCAAGTGGGTTTTATGCAGTATGCTCTAAAAATATACAGGATTATGGGGGTTAATTATGGCAACATTTAGTAAACTAGTAAAACCATCAGCACATCATGATGAAAAAACATGGGCAGGAAGTAGTAGCACAACAACAATATCAGGATTAGGTTTTCAACCTGATTGGTTTCATATTAAAAAAAGAAATGGCACAGCAGACCATAGCTGGACAGATACAGTCAGAGGTTTAACTAAAAACATTAATCCTAACAATACAGATGGAGAAGATACTGCTACATTAATTGCAAGTGTTACGTCAGATGGTTGCACTCTTACAGGTGGCGAAAATGAGGTTAATGCAAGTAGTGGTGGTTATATAGGACATTTTTTTAAACTAGCTGGTTCAACAACTACCAATGACGCTAGTGCTACAGGTGTTGGCACAATAGATTCAAGTTATCGTGCAAACACAGATTCAGGTATATCAGTAGTTACTTGGACAGGTACAGGTGCAAATGGCACAATAGCACATGGACTTGGAAAAATTCCCGATGCTATAATTACTAAAGATATAGGACAAGACGGATATCACTGGGAATCATATTTTCATGGTGGGAATCGTGCTAGTCAAGGTAATTCTATAAATGAAACAGACAACCTTCAATTTTTTAATGATGGTGGAACAGCAGGTGATGACCATACTTATTGGAATGACACAGCACCAACATCAACTGTATTTAGTGTTGGTACTAAAAATAATGTCAACCAAAGTGGGATAGCTCAAATGGCACTTGTTATAGCAAACACCAATGGAAGTGTGCGATGTGGACAATATCAAGGAAATGGTAATGCACATGGTAGTTTCATTTTTACTGGATTTAAACCAAGAGCAGTTTGGATAAAAGCACAGTCTATAAGTGGTGAAAGTACATCTTGGAAAACTTCTACAACAATGGCTCTAGGTCCTGATAATGCTGCACAAAGTGGAAGTGGTAGTAATCATGGTAATGCTATTCAACATAATATAAAAATGGATGATGCAAACAATGGTGGGGCAGAAGTCGCAAACCAAGATAATATACAATTTTTTGCACAAGGATTTTCTCCATTTACAACAGACAATAAATCTAATGGTGAAGGTTACTTTTATGTATACATAGCATGGGCAAAAGAACCATCAGTAACAACAACTAAATTATTAACAACGGCGTTTTAAAATGATACCAATGGAATTATTATCAATGTTAGCTTCTACTGTACTAGGTGGTGTAATGTCTATCATGGCACAGAAAGCTCAAGCAGAAGCTGAGAGAGAAAAGATGTTAATGCAACGTGCAAACTTTGCAGCTAAACAAACCGATAAAGCAAGAGTTGTTTCTGATCCACACACTAAACATACCAGAAGATGGATCGCTTTGATGTGTGTATTCTCTATTATTGTAGTACCCATTATGGCTCCTATCTTTACGGATGTTAATGTGGCATATCAGATAACAACAGAAGCTGATAGTGGCTGGTGGATATTTGGATCTACCTATGAAACCTCATACTTTGAAGAGGGCAACACTATCTTTATAACTAACCTACAATCACATACTATCTTTTCGATAATTGGATTGTACTTTGGAGGCTCTTTAACGAGAAAATAATATGGGAAAATCAACCAAACATTACTTTAAAACAGGTAAAGAACATAAAGGTGCTGTACATAAAATGCCTAATGGACAAATTCATACAGGCAAAACACATGGCAAAACTTCTAAACAAGTTGTTCACTTCAAAGATTTATCTGTAAGGGCAAAAAAGGTGGCTAAAAATGCCTAAACTATGTGCTAAAGGCAAAGCCGCAGCCAAAAGAAAATTTAAAAAATATCCAAGTGCATACGCAAATATGTATGCGTCAGGTGTATGTTCAGGCAGAATAAAACCTGGAGGTAAAAAAAGTGGCAAAAAAAGGACTTAGAGCATGGGTGCGAGAAAAATGGGTAGACATTGGTGCGCCAAAAAAAAACGGGAAGTTTCAACCATGTGGAAGAAGCAAAGGAGACGGAAGAAAATATCCTAAGTGTGTACCTCTGGCTAAAGCAAATGCTATGACACCAGCACAACGCTCAGCAGCAGTCAGAAGAAAACGCTCCAAGGACAATACATCAAAAGGAAAACCAAGTTATGCGAGGACTTAAATATGGTAGCTAAAAAATATCAAAACCCAAGTGGTGGATTAAACGCAGCTGGCAGAGCATACTTCAAACGTAAAGAGGGAGCTAATCTTAAACCACCTGTAACAGGTAAGGCAAAAAAAGGATCTAAAGCAGCAGCAAGACGTAGAAGTTTTTGTGCCAGAATGTCTGGAATGAAAGGACCAATGAAAGATAGTAAAGGTAGACCGACTAGAAAAGCATTGGCGTTAAGAAAATGGAAATGCCGAACTTAAAACAAGTAGCAATAGTTATGATAATAATCATACTATTCTATGGTATTGAGAATGCTATATCAGATGTTACATCGTCAGGATCGACAACAAATACACAGACCAACAATGCTGGATCTAACACAGCAATTACCGGTGGATATGAATCCTCAACGACATATCAGTCAGGCTCATCTTCTAGCACTACTACCAATAATGAAACCAACAATAGTACCAATCAGAAAACAGCTGTAAACAGCGCCTCAGCTCCCTCTATGAGCGTATATGGACAAGATAGCTGTGTGATTCCCCTTGCTGGTGGACTAACTGTCCTCTCTTTCAGCGCATCTGTAGGCTCCTATATCGTTGACGAGGAGTGTGAGCGTAGAAAATCTGTAGCTGTATTAGCCAAGCTTGGCATGAAAGTGGCAGCGATTTCTCTTATGTGTCAAGATGAGAATGTATGGCAAGCTATGATGGACGCTGGTACGCCATGTCCCATTCAGGGGTTGATAGGTCAGAAAGCGAAAGAGAAATGGATGGAGATACGTAAGAAAGAATTAGGTAGTGAAACAACTAAACGGAGCATGACTTGGAATGAGAAGCCTGTACCTAGCGGCAATATTACTAAGTAGTACTGTACTTGCAGATACTACCGGCAACCTTATAACCAATGGAACATTTGACAATGGTACTACAGGCTGGACTTTATCTGGTGATGCACAAAGAATTAATGATTGTTGTCCAGGGGGGTACGACCTAGAGTTTGGAGATAGTGGTAGTATTGAGCAGACGTTCGGCTTAACTTCAAATAATATTTCACAACCAATGCTTGATAATGGCATTACTCTAAACTCTAGTGTTGAAGTACAGAATGGAGAGTGTGGTGTAGCTCAATGTTGGGGAGGTAGCGGACCAGCAGATACCTTTACGATCAGGCTACAGATCAGAGATTCAGATAGCAATGTGTTAGCTACAACAACACAGGAGAGAACTAATGTTACGGGAATTAATGGAAAAGATTTTGAAGATAGCGTTTCGTTTACTGGGACAGGGTCTAATCAAGGAAATATATTTATTAGTGGGTCTGACGGTAATAGTCCTAATACTCTTGGTGGTCCTAATGTGGATAATATTGCTGTAACTATGACGTACGATCCAGTCGTACTATCAGCAACAGAGACAGCAATCATAGCCACAGCCTTTGAAGAGATAGAAGAAGTCTTAACCACAGTAAGTCCAGAAGAATTATTTATATACGAAGAGTTTATAGTAGAAGAGTTTATTCCCTTTGAAGAACCAGAGATTTTAATAGAGATGATAGAAGAAATAACTTTCGAAGAGATAGCTATTGAAGAGATCAACACAGGTATTGTTGAGATATTCACAGTAGCTATTGAAGAAGAGATTGTACCTATGGAGGTAACTTATGAAGAACCGGAAACGATCGAAGCGTTCACAACAGAAGTCGAAAGCTTTGAAGAAACGTCTGAAATTACAGAAACAATTGAACCAACAGGAGAAATCCCAGGAGGAAACTCAAATGAGCAAAATAAAACTATCAAAGGAAACACTAACGCTAAAGAAGAAATCACAGTCGCAAGTGGAGAGCAAGAGGAATCCAGAGGAACTGAAAGACTATCTGAAAGAGAAGTCAACAGTACTCAAAGCGAAGAATCCAACAGCGATGCAACAGCCAACTCAGAAAGTAGAGCCGAAAGTAGAAATGAAACCAGCTCCCAAACCAATCCAGACTCTGGAAGTGGAACTGAATCCGATACAGAAGTTTCGCAAGTGGCTAATCAGTCTGTTCAAGTAGCAGATATAGAGAAACAAGTGTCGCAGACTATCAAAGAGTTAGATCAACAATTAGTGGCTACATCCAACATCGTAGCCAGCCTAATGGTTACGACAAACCTTGATTCGTACACCAATATGAACCAAGATATATTAAAACAACCAATAATTGATGGAGGTAATATAGATGAGTACTATTCGAGAAACTATAGCGATGGTAGGAATATATATGCTGAGACTCAAATTAGCTATAATGACCCAGTCTTTCTTTATCAAAGGAAAGTTGAAGAAGCTGTTGATGAAGTAATTAGAGCAGAAGAACATTTAAGGAGAGTACGTGGATATTAAAACAATTGCTACAGGCGTAGGTCTTGTAATTACAATAGCTAGTCTATTTGTATTTCAAGGTCAATTAATCCAGAGAGTGGATGTGCTTGAAGCTAGGTCTGCTCCAGATATTAAACCTCTGGAACAAGACATAGCTATTAACAAGGCTGAAATTGCAGTACTAAAAGCTAAAGTAGAAGAGATTAAATCTCGTTCAGATAATCCTCTACAGTAGCATAATAGTAAGATAACAATTCCTGTTCTGTTCCATACTTAACAGTCCATGATTTGGTACCTCCGTGTATACCATGCTTTGGATGTTGATGATGGTTCCAGCACAAAGGGATAAACAAACGTGATCTTTGTCCCATGCCCATCCCTTTACGAAAATGATGTATGTTAGGTGGAGTATAGACTTGATAGTGTTTTCTACACACTACACATCCATACTCTACCATTTGTTTCATCAATTCCTTTTCTTGTTTGGTGTGTTTCAATTTTGCCATATCTTTGGCTGGCTACTCATGGTCAACAGTTAGTAGCAGTTGTCTACTTCCGTGTCCCTCTTTCATTAAGTAGCCTTTCTTGATGAGGCTGTCTACTATCTTGTATGCTTGGCTAACAGATGATAGTCCACACATTCTGTGGATCTCATTGTATGTAGGAGAGATTCCTTGCTCTCCTATCATACCTCTTACATACTCATAGACTTCCATTTGATGTGGTGTCATTACCAAGGCACTCCATCATCTGCGGTGTTTGTTGGCACCTCCGATGATTCCGTTGGCTTATCATCCTTACTTCCTAGTAATTGGATGTGATGACCATACGATACTTCAATGAATGGAATGATACTGTTCTCATCTTTCTTCCAGGTGGTAGCCAATCCCTCTAGATATATCTGCTTACCTTTAGTTAGGTAAGGATGTAGATTCTCTACAAGTTTCTCATTCCAGACTGTGACATTATGCCATTCAGTTTTCTCTTCTCTACCTACATTCCTGTTGGTAGCCATAGTAAACTTCATGTATTGTTTGCCACTTTTTGAATCGTGAAGCTCAGCATCCTTGCCAAGCCTCCCTATCAAACAGATTTTATTTAAGTCATTAGCCATTGTTAGACTCCTTTTCTTTTGTTCTAAGTTCATCTATTTCATCAACTAAGTTTTGAAGTTTTTGATAAACATTTTGTAAGCGAAACTCCTCAGCACGAATATAAAACATCCATTGTGCTAGTCTAACTCTAAGCACATCTCTTTCTACTGAATCTTCTTCTCCAGTTATAGGATTAATATGCTTATATAACTGAGAGTTTGGATCATTTTCTGCTTTCTCTTTAACAAAATCATTAGGACTTTTGTCTGTTATGTTTGTTACTTTATCTTTACTCATTTTCTATATCTCCTTTGATATTATCAATTTTATTATTAGCTACTGCTTTAACTTTGTTACCCATTGGCTCTTTGAAATCATCAGCTTCTGCTTCTGAATACAAGTAAGCATGAGCATTAAGTAGTTTCAAGATACATCTATCTACTGCTCTCTTCTCTGCCATTGCATATGGGTAAGAGTTCATTGTATTTTTTGCTGATGATTCACCAATAGATTCAATGACTCTATCTCCACTAGTAGCAATACATTTAACTACAACATCTGGACTAAAGTTGAGTACCTCTAGTTTCCACATGATATTTTCTTGAGCTGCTACTTTCTCAAGAGCATTATGCTTGATGATCCATGTACCTTTGTTACCTCTTTTGAGTTGCCAAAAGTCAGTACCATCTAGTTTATAGTCCTCTTTAAATTTCTTAATCAGACTTTCTGTATAATTACTTTCCATTGTTTTCCTCCTTAATGGTTAGTATGTTTCTTTTATTACGTGTCACCACGACACCGTCTCCACTTGCTCGATAGCAATCATCTGGCATTAAACCTTTGATTGCTTTCTTACAATTCTCGTATTCATCAACATATGGTTTGACTTCTTTGTATTGTTTAACAAAGTCTTTCCATTTGATATTATCTTTCATATCGTATTGTTTCATACCATTTAGTTTGATGTCTTTTTTATCAATAGTAGGTAAGCCTTTATATGCTTTAGGTTCTTTGTTCTCATTAAGATGTTCAAGAAACCATTCTTCTACTGCTATTAATTTCTTTTGATAAGTGTAATCAGCATCAATGAGAGTGTATTCAAATCTTCTATTACCAAAAATTACTGACAAATACATTGAATCTTTTTGTGTATGTATCATGTAATGTTGCAATTGAGGGTAGTAGTTTTCTGCTAACACCTCCATTCTATTATCTTGATATGTATGTTTAGCTTCACAAGGTGTGTGAGTTTCATCTGTCATACCATCTAATGATGATCTCATCCATTTGTTTTTATCATCTGGATCAACAGTTATATCTCTAAATACTTCTTGTTCTATATCATACTGTAAGAAATCAAGATTAACTTTTTCAGTAGCTATGCCTATTTGTACTTGCAATACTTTTGATAAGTCATCTCTTGGTTTCTCGTTTTTGATTTCTTTATACAGGTCTAACCACTCTCCTCTCATTAACCTATTGGCATCTGATCCACCAAGAGTATAGTTACCTGTATCGTCTACGTTTCTATTCATGTTTATCTCCTTGTTTTATATTATTATACTATGTTTCTTCTACATCTGGTAGGTATTTGTTTTTTACTTTACCACCCATCTGCTTCCAAATTTCTAGCTGATAGAATCTTCTAGATGTTTTTATCAACCAGTCCCTATGTTCGATATACATCGGCTGACATATATCAATGAAGTCTTTAGGCAGCGGCAACCTAGGGTAAGTATAGGTAGTGAGCAACTGATGTGTTGCTTCTTCTATACAAAACCTAGGGTACTGCTCTAATAGATTGAAGTACTGGGTTAAACCAAAGTCATCTGGAACTTTGCATTGAAAGGTAGAGGCAATAGTCTCAAGTGCTATTGCTATGTCTTCTCTCTTGCAAGGTTCCATCTGGACTACATACTTCTGACACATATCAAGTGCAACGTCATCAATCCCTTTGTTTAGTGGGAAGTCGTTTGACACTCCCATTGACTGTTGAATCTCTTGACTTCGCAACTCTAAGAATACGCTTCCGTCTATTCGAAACATTAGAGGTATTTGTTTCAGTATGTCCTGATTCTCTAACTCCTCTTGATCTCTCGTACTCATCGGCACGCCTAATCCAGTTTCGGAAAGCTGCTTCCCAATTTGCTGATACACCTCCATTGCTGAGGTAATAGTCAACGAATTTTTCTTGTTCATATTGTATATCTACTCCTGGAAAGAGTTCAGTCATGCGCTCTAATGTCGCATGACTTGGTACCCAATCCTCACTTATTTGTTTCTTGCTCATCTAACCAGTCCTCGTAATAGCTTATGTCTGGGACAAAATCATACTCGTCAGCTAGGCTACCTCTGATAGAGAAGAAGCCTGGACACTCACGATATTGCATATACATCCTAGCGTAGTAAGCTTTATAGTTATTGTTTATCTTGAATGGATCTCCCTTTCCATCCAAGTCCGTGTGATACCTAACAACATTCATAATGATTTCTATACTGTAGTGATCACGTCTCTCTCTTTGGCGATCAGCTAACTCTACAATCTTATGAAATATTTTAGGATTGTTCTCGTTGAATCTAACAAAGTTAACTGCGAAAGACATCTGTTTATCTAGCGCATCTTGTCTTTGATTATATTCAGCAGCTGCTTCCATAACAGCATCATGCTTTTCGATAGCTTCTAACTGATCCTCTGTCATACTATCAAAGTACATTTCTTTTACTCTACCCATTTAGTCCTCCTGTCTCATGACTGGTATGATTGGTAATGTTTCACTTGATGTTGCTAATGCTCCACCATCATTACCTTCATCATCTTGCATTGGATTAATCCATGAGCCATCATCGAAAAATATCATGATAGAATTTTTGTACCATCCTGTTTCTTTCATTTCTGATTTAGACATATAACGAACATGAGTTATTTTCTTACCAATTAAGAATTTTTCTATGTCCTTTGTCCACTTATCTTTTATTTCTGACATTTGAGTCTCCTTGTTTTAAGTAAGATGTAATACATATATACTACATACATACTATGATTATACTATGTAGTAGGTGTAGTGTCTATGAAAATTACTTGGAGTAACACTACACCTACCGGTGTCTAACAGATTTCGAATCCGCCAGACTCTTTACAGAACTTAATAAAACTTTCTAGGTGTTTTACTGTAAATGGATAAACATAATCCCAATCTTTTTGGTCATATATTTTTTCCCATTCTTTTTTCTGTTCAGGTTCAAGCTTATTAAAATGTTTAGCATCGTACTTAGCTAATAGATCACTCATCTGTTTATCAATAAACTTATTATGTTCTTTAGCTTTTTCTACTCTATCCATAATATAAACTTCATGTTTTTTAGCATCGCCATGGTCTATGTGTATTTGCATACGTTGAGCTATTTTACAAGCTAACGGTGAAGATACTGTATGTCCACCATTTTCATGCCATCCTTGATGGTCATCTTCTGGTATAAAATCATGGCAACAAGCTAAAACATAGCTAGCTAGTCTACGCCACCACCATACATTACTCCTAAAATATGTACCATCTTGTTGTAACCAATCTTCATATTGTTTATGCCAGGCATCTTTGTCTGTCTCATACAATTTAAAGTTTGGTTTATCATGTTCTTGTTCAATTGGGTTCATCCCATATAAATCAAATCCCATAATATTATCCTCTCTCTGTTGAGGGTAGGCAGAGTCCGTGATCTACCTACCCAATGGTTTATTTATTTATTGCCATCCCAAGCTAGACCTTGACTAATGTCAGGTACACGTGGGCTGTCAATTCCTACTTGTTTGAATACATCATCAATAAATCTTCTAGCATCTGTGATGTCATATCCACTATGCAGTACTTGGATACAGGCATTCTCTGCATCGTTAAGATGTTTTAAGGCTGCGCCTTTAGCTGATTTTTCATAAGCAAGCTCAGCCTCATCTCTGCATTTTTCTGCCACAAATTTATTAAAATAATAAATATCTGGCTGTCTATCATGATCACTACCATATCCTTGGTTCATCTGAAAAGAATTTCTATTTCTATTATCTTTAGTAGATGATGGATTACTATCAATGTGATCATTAACTTTATCCTGAATTGCCATAGCAACTTCAGCCTCTTTAGCTCGTAAGATGTCAAGTTTAGTTTGCATTGTTAACTCAAACTCTTTACGTGCTTCATGAGCTTTCTTAAATTCAGCTAAAACTTTTTCACATCCCATTACTTTGATGTATTTAGGTATAGCTTTATCAAGATTCTCATTGATAAGAGAGTCTCTTTCAGTTTCATAAACACGTCTGTGTTTAGTAAACTTATCTCGTATATCCTCTTTCATCCATACCATATCTGGTACACGGATGGGAGTCATACGTTTCTTATTGTCTGGCATAATTGCCTCCTTGTTTTGTTACATCCTTACGCCCGTAAGGAATTCGTTACTGTATCCGCCAAACTCTAACACCATCTGGCATAGTCCTTATTGAAAGTCTCCATTCTGGTCTAATGTATTTTGCTCTTGTAACTAAACACATCGCAGTACTTTTACTTTTTACTAATACACTATCACCAACCTCCATATCAACAATAAATTGATATTTACTATTTCTATGCGATTTACTTGGCATTGGTATATTTTTTTCTATTTTCATTTGTTATTCCTCCTCTGGTTTTCCAAATTTTTCTTCATAATCTGTTGTATCTTCTCCGTCAAATTTATGTTGTGCTATACCCATTGTCCATTGACCATGCCTCCTTCTTCTGTAATGTTTTAATCTCAATCCAGATATACGACCAGATAACCAACCTTTACTTTGTCTAATCCAGCCAAACTCTATTCGACCAAAAATTCTACCTAATTCTTTGTATAAATTATTGGCTTCATCAATACCAAACTTACCAATCATTGTATAAAAAGCTTTCTCAGTAGGAATAGCCATTAACATTTTTGTTTTTACGTTGTACCAATAAGCATAAGTAAACATATGTTTTCTTTTTTTAAGCTTCGGTTGAACATATATCCAATCTGTTCCATAAGTTTTGATTTTTCTGTCATAAACTTTAAGACTTTTTATTGCTTTTACACGTTCACACTCAACGTTACCAAATATTGTTATTTGTTCCATTTACATCTCCTATTAATTTATTAAGGATAGGCAAGTATTGTTTTGAGACGTCATTTTTCATACCGTATGTTGTCCAACTTGCCTATCCCAGATAAGTTTACTTACAGAATGCTAGACATTCCTCTAATGTATATTCATTCTCTTTAAAGAACTTATCTCTTTCAATCGTCAAACCAAGTGGTAAATCTATGCTCTTGATTTCATCAATGGATACTGAACCCATCTCTGGACATCCAAGGTCACAAACTCCAAATCCTATATTGTTATCTGGATCTAATTCTGATAAGTACCATGTACCTATACCAACTGGATTGAATAACTTAACTACAGCTTTGAATGATTTACTACCATCTTGTTTTTGATGATTATCTATCAGCTTTTTCATTTGTGTTTCTGTTATTAGTTTCATATTTATTTCTCCTGTTTGTTAGTTTATTAAGGATAGATAAGCCTGCAACTTAAGGACAAGGACTTATAAATGCCTGTGACTTTTTGCAATTCACCTATCTATCCCACAGATACTCCAGACTCAGTCAGTCTGGCAGTTTCTTATTTCGGGTATTTCCACAATCCTTTATCTTTAAGATATTTGATACAATCTTCTTTACTCATATCATTTGCCTCAAGACATCTTCTTCTCAAATGGTCTAAGTACATCTGATCTTCTTCATCTTGCAAACGATCACGGTCGGTGGTATAACACATTCGTACCCAGGCAAGCGATCTCTCAACGCCATCTCGATAACCTTGATGATATGAAAGTGAACATCTTGCATTTGAATCAAGAGTTGTAGTCTTGTGTTCATATGGTAATTGTTCTAAACATTCTTCTTTAAGTTTTGTGATTTTTTCTTTCAAGTAACCTAATACTTCTACTCTTTCAAATAACATAATTGTCTCCTTATTTTCTATTTATATTCTACCATATTAATCATAAATACGGAATTCATTTGCCGATCCCTTTATGGACATTTGGCAAGGGTTTGCCTGGTGTAACAGAGCCACATAAAGTGACTCTGCTACTTGCTAGATAACTAGCTTACTTTTTTGTATCTGCTATCAAGATCAGCTCGACACTCTTGTGCAATGACATCAATACCAAGTTCTAGCATTTTGTTTCGTTGCATATGAGCATTAGCATGCAATCTATCTTGATTAGCCGAATATCTTCTGACTATGGGTTTACCATAAGCGTCGGTCTGAGGCTTATCAAGATTATTACATATGCTAAAATTTCTCTCAAAGAGTCTCGCATACATATTCTCAACAGCGTTAAGAACATATATTCTGATGTCATCTTGACCAGTTAATTGGTCTAGTTCTGACTCTTTGAGTATAATATCAACCAGTTTATTTACTTTTTCGTTGTTCATAATGAACTCCTGACGCTGAGCGTCGTTATTTATTTAATTACAAAGAGTTTTATTTACTCAATGCAAGACAGTAGCTATCACACTTTGAGGATGTGTCAAAACCGACGCAAACAAAAACAAGACAAAGAGATTGCGTCGATTCACTTTGTTTTGACACACCGCAGACGTGTGATAAATTACATAGCATTGAGAAAAAAAAACCCCAACTTGGTTGGACAGCGAGCTTGCTCGCACAAAAAAAAGAAATAGAATAATATTGCCGACTCTGTTATATATAAACAATGGCTATAAGCAATAAAGCAAAGCTACTTGTAGATACTATCGTAGCTAAGGGATGTACTATAACAGAGGCGTCAAAGCTCGCTGGATACAAGGGTGTGTCTAGCCGTGTATCTGCCTCTAGGATGCTACATAAACCAGAGGTACAAGCGTACATGATGCAACAAGTACAGAAGAAGATAGCACTAGGCAGTACTAAGGCTATCAATACCATTGTTAATCTATCTGATGGTGCGAACTCAGAGTATGTACGTCTTGAAGCTAGCAAGGATATCTTAGACCGTGCTGGATTTAAGGCTCCAGATAAGCACCAACATCTTATAGATGGGAACTTTAGTATTAACATTGACCTAAGTTAGTAGGGGGTTTAAAAACCTGTCCGTCGTAGTCACAGATAGTCCCATCCTCACGTTATTTCCTCAAAAAGTACTTCACAACCCTTGACACCTCGTGGTATAAAGAGAGAGAAGTAATTGATGCGCTTAAAAAAAATTTTAAGTAGCGAGAGTAAACTAGAATAGGAGAGTAGATATGCCAATGGGAAAAGGAACATATGGATCTAAGAAAGGCAGACCGCCTATGAAGAAGTCTAAGATGCCAATGAAGAAGAAGAAAAAATAATGTCACAAAAATCTTTATTAACAAGAGTAAAAGATCATTACGTAGCAAACCCAACATCATTAGCAATTGATGCAATTAGTTTGATACCAGCCGTGCGAGCCGCTAGATTAGGCTATGGGCTAATAAAAGGACTCAGTACAGCTGTCAAATCAACTAAGAATATGTATAAATTGAAAGCTGGACAACAAGCTCAAAAGAATCTACAAACTATTAAGAAAGGTTCAGCAGAGGCTGGAGAAGTTTTTAAAAATTTAAAAAAGTTACCAGATAGTCCTGATAAGTATCAAAAAATGGCAAAAGTGACACAATTTACTAAAATTCTTGATCGCTCTTTAAAAGCAAATCATAAAGAATTCTTGTTCAATAAAAAAAATGCTCTAAAGTCAGCTTTAAAAGCTCATTCAGTTGGTAGCAAAATAACCAAAGCTGGAGCTATAACAGGACTAGGCATAGGAGGTACAACGCTTCTTCAAGTATATACACCTCAATCGTCATATAATATTTTAAAAAAGAAATGAGTATTGAAAAAAACATCCGTAAAGCTAAAAAAATTTTTGCTATAGAAGCTAAAGAAAAAAGATCCAATCGTAATCGCAGAGTTAAAGACTATATTGAAATGAAAATGCTTAGAGGTCATTCTAGAGAAGCTGCAACAGAAATGGCTAAAGGACTTATTGACCAACAAGGATAAATTATGCCACTACCACTTATCCCAATTATTGCTGGCGCTGCTCTTAGAACAATAGCTCGTAAAGCAATCCCTAAGCTACTAAAAACAGCCAATATTGGAACACTAGGATATGTAGGATATGATGCTGCAAAAGAGGCAAAAAAGGGCAATTATGAGCCTCTAGGAGATTTAGCTCAATCCTACCTATTAAGAGGTGCTCCTACATTACTCAAAGCAAAAGGCGCAATAGTAATTGATAAAAGTGTAGGCAAAGTTAGAAAAGATAAACAAACCTATATCAAAGAAGCAACTACAGATCCATTATCAAAAGGTAAAGTAGTATTTGATGTTAAAGGAGATTACACTCCAGCAAAAGTTAATGTCCAATCTTATAATTATCAACGAACAGGTTCTAAAGGAACTAGAAGAAATATTGCAGATACACAACGTTTATATCGAGAAAGTGTTAAAAGAGATGTCCAGAGAACAGGTGCCTATACTAAAGATATAAAAATTGATGAGGTACAAGCTATAGCAGAAAGGAGAGCGGTTGCAACTGGTGTAAGAAGAGAGATTAAAGATGCTGAAAAACGTGGAGATCCATATACAGAATTTTTTATGCCAGCTAAAACTAGTAAAGCATCATCTAGTAATATTTGGTGGAGTTCTGGTGAAAATAAAGCATTAAGTAATCTAGCATTGAGACCTTTTAAGTATCAAGGAAAAGAATATAAAACAGTAGAACAAGCTTATCAAACTTTAAAAACTGGAAAATTTGATGAAGCTATTTATTCTAGACAATGGAAAGAGGGCGTTAAAATAAGAGGTGGTAAGGTAAATAAAAATATTAGTGATCAACTAATGAAAGATTTAATAAAGGAATCTTTTAAACAAAATCCTAAAGCATTAGCAAAACTTAAAGAAACAGGCAGTACAACATTAACTCATAGACAAGATAAAGGACATTGGGGTACAAAATTTCCTGAAATTCTTACTGAAATAAGAGGAAGCACTAGTAATAAAACTCAAGCAAAAGTAACAACAAACGCTGAAACTGTACTAAGAAGATACCTTAAAAGATTTTTTCCAAGTGTAAAAGTAACAGATGTTAAAGCAACAAAAGCAACTACTAAGCTAGCAAAAAAAGGATCTGGAGGTACAGATGTTACTAAGATTGATACTCCACAAGAAACATTAGATAAAGCTGATGCATTGTCTACTGTTGCTAAATACACATATGCTAAAGATAGAAAGACAGGTAAAGGTATTTTTGTAGATAATCCGTTTTCAAGGAATGTAGGTGTCCAATATCAAAATATTGTTGGTAGAGATGCTACAAAAAATATAATACAAACAGAAAATATAATTAAACAAACCCCAACATCAAGAGCATTAAGCTATATAAGATTTCTAGCTAAGAGCAGTAAGACCAAAGGATTAGATAATAAAATAATAACCAATATTGGATCTGGTATACCATTAATGGACGATTATGGAGTAGCCTTATTAAGAAGGGAATTCAGAAAAGATGCTAGTAACGTTGGCAAAATAACACTTAAAAAAGGTCTTAAACAAGGAGATATTGATGTAGCTAGAGCAGCAATGACTAAAGTAGGAGGCACAGGTACAAGAAAAAATGTAGGTGCATATAAAAAATTTGGAGGTCCTTATAGCCCAGTCAATAGATCGAAAGAACCTAATGTTGATGCTGCTGCTTTAAGAAAATTATTTGCTGGATATTTTAATAGAAATAAACCTAAAAAACCTAAGAAATAATGGCTCATTCTATAGAAAAACTTAGGAAGTATAATAAACCAGCTATGAAAAAATTAGTTATGGCTGTTAAGATGAGCCATATGAAAGACTTACCCAAAGAAGCAATTACTGATAGAGAGGCTGAAAGAGTATTAGAATCTTTAAATCCTTTGACTTTAGAGAAGCTTTACAAACTAGCAGTAGAACATGACATCGTTAACCTATAAGCCAGACGGCGAAATATTAAAACAGTTTATGAAAGATGAATCTTTCTTTAGAGGATTGAGAGGACCAGTAGGTTCCGGCAAATCTGTAAGCTGTTGCATTGAAGTAATGCGCAGAGCATTAGAACAAAAAAAAGGTCCAGATGGTAAGCGAAAATCTAGATGGGCTGTTATTCGTAATACTAACCCACAGCTTAAAACTACTACTATTAAGACTTGGCTAGACTGGTTTGAAGAAGAACATTGGGGAAACTTTGCTTGGTCTGTGCCTTATACTCATATGATTAAAAAAGGAGATATTGAACTTGAAGTTATCTTTTTAGCCCTAGATAGACCAGATGATGTTAAGAAACTATTGTCATTAGAATTGACAGGAGTGTGGATTAATGAAGCAAGAGAAATACCTAAGTCAATTGTTGACGCATGTACTATGCGTGTTGGACGTTATCCTAGTATGCGTGATGGTGGTCCTAGCTGGTATGGTGTTATAGCTGATACTAACCCTCCAGATACAGATCATTGGTGGTCAATACTATCAGGAGAAGCAATAATTCCTGATTACATTACTAAACAAGAAGCTAAGATGTTAGTTAAGCCAGATACATGGAGATTCTTTAATCAGCCTCCAGCAATGTTAGAAATTATGGATAAAGAGGGAAAACTTGATACATATGGAGATAACAAAGATAAAGAGAATGGTAAAAACTTAACCAAAAATTATTATGAAAGTATTATACGAGGTAAGACTAAATCATGGATAGATGTTTATGTATTAAATAAACTAGGACAGATTGAAGATGGTAAACCTGTTTATGAAATGTTTAGGAGAGATATTCATGTTGCTAAATCAGATGTAGCTATTATGAAAGAAACTCCTATCTATGTAGGAATTGACTTTGGATTAACACCAGCTTGTGTATTTGGACAAAGAGTTAGAGGCAGATGGCTTATTATTGATGAATTAGTAGCTGAAGATATGGGTATATTACGCTTCAGTGATCTTATTAAACAAAAAATGGCAGAATACTTACCTAGAAATTTTGTTATATTTGGCGATCCAGCTGGCGATCATAGAGCGCAAACAGACGAATCTACACCATTTCAAATACTTAGAGGACGTGGAATTAATGCCAGACCAACACATTCTAACGATGTTACGTTGCGATTAGAGAGTGTTAATGCTACATTGCAGAGAATGATAGATGGAGAATCTGGAATATTGATAGACCCTAAATGTATAAATCTAATTAAAGGATTTGATGGTGGATATCATTATCGTAGACTCCAAGTATCAGGGGAAAGATATGATGAGAAACCTAACAAAAATAGGTTTTCCCATATACATGATGCTTTGCAGTATCTGTTATTGGGTGCTGGGGAGGGTAGATCATTGACCATTGGTCAAAAAACTGCTACACCTAGAGTAGCAAAAAGAGATTTTAACGTTTTTGATATGAAATCTAAAAGCGTTTATGAAAGGAGAAGATAAAATGTGTAGTTTCGGAGGAGGACCAAAGGCACCACCGCCACCACCACCACCAGATCCTCGTATTGAAGAGCAAGCAAAAGAAAAGCGAAGAAGAGAAAGATTACAGCTTCAAAGAGAAACTGCTGATCTAAAACAAGAACAATACGAACAAAGAGTTGCTGCTACATACGGTACTCGTGGTAGACGTTCTTTATTGTCTGGTAGTAGAGGAGGTAGAGGCTTTGCACTTGAACCATCATTAATGAGTAAGAAAACACTAGGTGCATAATGCCAGTAGAAAGTATTTACGAACCACAAATTAACTACATGGACTCTCCTGTTAAGCAATTGCTTAAGAGATATGAACACGCTAAGTCTGTAAAAGATCAATGGAATGGTACATTCGAAGAATGTTATGAATATGCTTTACCACAAAGAGAGAGTTTTTACACAGAAACTCCAGGAAGAAAACGTACAGATCGTATATTTGATGAAACAGCAGTAGTAGGCGTACAAGAGTTTGCTTCAAGATTACAGTCTGGAATTGTACCAAACTATGCTAGATGGGCTGATTTTGTAGCTGGTAGTGAAATACCAAAAGAAACTGAAAAAGAAGTTAATCTAATGTTAGATGAAGTAACAGATTATGTATTCGAGATACTTCAAAACTCAAACTTTTCACAAGAAGTACATGAATCTTTCTTAGATTGTGCATTAGGTACAGGTGTTTTGCTCGTTGAAGAGGGAGATGCAATGAACCCAGTCAATTTTAAAGCTGTACCACTTCCTCATGTTTGTATGACATCTGGACACGATGATAAAGTAGATCATATTTTTAGAAGAAGAATGATAAAAATGTCTGAAATGCCGGTAGCTTATCCAAAAGGTACTTTTGATGAAAAAATTATGACTGAAATGGGCAAAAATCCTGATAAAGAATGCGAAGTTATTGAAATAGTTTATAGAAATTATTACAACACAAAAGAAGAAGAGTATAGATTTTGTGCTATTACAAAAGAATTTGAAACAAAAATATACGAAGAAACATTTAAAGGAATTGGCTCAAATCCTTATATTATTTATAGATGGAGTAAATGTGCTGGGGAAACTTATGGTCGTGGACCATTACAATTAGCTTTACCAGCAATTAAAACTGCAAACTTAGTAGTAGAATTAATATTAGAAAATGCTCAAATGTCTATATCAGGTATGTATCAGGTAGAAGATGATGGAGTTATTAATGTAGATAATATACAACTAATACCTGGAACTATTATACCAAAGGCTGCTGGGTCACAAGGACTTACTCCAGTAGCTCCATCTGGTAATTTTAATATATCTGATTTAGTACTTAATGATATGAGAACCAATATTAAAAAAGCCTTATATAACGATATGTTAGGCAATCCTAATGAAAAAACTCCTATGTCTGCTACTGAGGTAGCTGAAAGACAAGCAGATTTATCAAGACAAATAGGCGCTGCATTCGGCAGATTACAGTCGGAAATGGTAGCACCTGTACTACAAAGAGTAGTTTATATACTTAAAAAACAAGGTAGGATTAAAATACCTACAATAAATGGTAGAGAGATTAAAATACAATCTTCTAGCCCATTAGCACAAGCACAACATCAACAAGATGTAGCTACTATTGACAGATTTTTAGCTATGATACAAGGCAGAGTAGGTCCAGAACTTACTAATATTCTAATAAAACAGGATGAGGTTGCTAAATATGTAGCTAAAAAACTAGGTATTCCAGAAGAACTTATCCGTTCTCAGGAAGAAATGCAAGCTGCTGCACAACAAATGCAACAGATGATGCAACAACAACAAATGCAACAAGAGGAGGAAGCGCCTCCTCAATAGGAGTTAATATGGCAGAGAAAAAGCCCAATATGCTAATTGGTTTAGATGGTATGAAGCGTCAACCAAAAGATGAGGAGAACTTAAATACTTTGTTTTACAAAATGTTTAATACACCAGGCGGTTCCGAAATCTTAAAACACCTCAAATCATTAACACTAGAAGCAGTAGCTGGACCAGAAATATCTGATTCACAATTAAGGCATTTAGAGGGTCAACGCTATTTAGTTGGATTGATCCAAAGAAGAGTTAACAAAGGCGTAAGTCAAAATATGATACAGGAGAAAAAAGATGGCTGAAGAACAAGCACCAGCTACTGAAGAAGTAGCACAAGAACAACCAGCAGAAGAAGAAGTTTCACGTGAAACATCTGAGGTAATGGAAAGACCAGAAATCATACCAGAGAAATTTTGGAATAATGAAACTGGAGAAATTAATCTAGAAGATATGGCTAAATCCTATGCTCATTTAGAAAGATTTGCTAGTGGCAAAAAAGATGAAATGAGAGAAGCAGTTATGTCTGAAATAGAAGCAGAAGCTAGAGAAAGCCTACCAGAATCAGCAGAAGCATATACTTTACCTAAATTAGTAGAGGGTGTAACTGAGGAAATGGTAGAAAATAACCCTCTTACTGGCTGGTGGCGTAACAAATGTCATAAAATGGGATTAGATCAAGAGTTATTTGAAGATGGTATTAATCAATATGTAGATTTTATGCAATCTTCTGTACCAAATATTGATGCAGAAATGGAAAAATTAGGAGAAAACGCAAACGATAGATTAAATGCTGTCAATTCATGGGCGCAATCTTTTTTTCCACCAGAAGAGTTTGAAGCAATAGTAAGCACTTTAGGTACATCAGCTCAAGGTATTGCTGTATTAGAAAGAATACAAGATTCTATGAAATCTAGCATGGGAAGATCAGAGTCTGTTGCACAACCAGAAAGAGAGTTGAGTATTGCTGATGTTAAGCAAATGATGAACGATAAACGTTATTATGACTCAAGACATAGAGATGCAGACTATGTAAGAAAAGTAGATGAGGCATGGGCTAGGCTCAATACGGCTGGCAAAGTTTAATGCTTTATGTAGAAAAAGGGACACCAGCTCATGCATTTGAGCTGGCGTTTAAACTACGAGATTTAGATAAATACGAAATAGCAATATTTGATCACGACCCATTAACTGCATTAATAAATCCTTTTAGATTCGAAAGACCTAATGTAAATACTTATACTGTGTTAGATAATGGCAGTGTTGTTGCTATGTTTGGCGTTGTATCTAATAAAAATAATATAAAATATGGATCAGTTTGGATGTTATCTTCAAAAGAATTAGATAAAAATTGGTATTATTTCTCTAAAAGAACTAAAAAATGGTGTGATTATTTCTTATCAGATTACGAATATGTATACAATTGCATAACAAAAGAGCATAAAAACAACATAAAATGGCTAAAATGGTTAGGTTTTAGCTTTAAAAATGAGAATATTATTGTCAAAGATGTAGAATTATTGTATTTTTATAAGAAGATACCTAGTGTATCTAAAAATATACAGCCCATTTTAGGGGATATCGGTCCGGTTTGGACAACCGAGATAAGCTAAAAAAGGACAACTGTTAGTTTAACAATTAACAATTTGGAGGCTTAATATGGCTACGCAAATTAGCAATGCGTTTATTAAGCAGTTTGAAGCCGAAGTCCACATGGCTTATCAAAGGATGGGTTCCAAACTGCGTAATACTGTACGCCAATCTAATAACGTAACAGGCAACCAAGCAAGATTCCAGAAAGTTGGTAAAGGTGCTGCGTCTACTAAATCTAGACACGGACAAGTCAACACTATGGAAGTTACACATTCTAACGTAGATGTCACATTAGCTGATTACTATGCTGCCGACTATGTCGATACATTAGATCAGATAAAAACAAACATTGACGAAAGACAAGTGTTAGCTACATCTGCTGCGGCTGCTTTGGGACGTAAAATGGACCAATTAATTATTGATGTTCTTGACGCTGGATCTAACTCAGCAAACATTGTACACGGCTCTGCTGCTTTAACATTAGCTAAAGCATTAACTGTATATGAAACGTTTGGAGAATCTGATGTTCCAGATGATGGACAAAGATATTTTGTTGTTTCGCCTGCTGGCTGGGCTGACCTATTACAAATAGATCAATTCAGTAGAGCAGAATATGTGGGAGAACAAGATTTACCTTACGCTGGTGGTATGACTGCTAAGCGTTGGTTAGGATTCTTGTGGTTTACACATTCAGGACTTTCTATATCTAGCACCACTAGAGATTGCCATGCTTATCACAGCTCAGCTGTTGGTTTGGCAACTGGTTCAGATGTAAGAACAGAAATTAACTATGTACCTGAAAAGGTCAGTAACTTGATTACATCATACTTTAGTGCTGGAGCTGTCATGATTGACAACGATGGTGCTATTGAATGTCAAATCACTGAATAAGGAGGGATATCATGGCTTTAGATGCAACTAACTTAAAAAAAATTGCCGGTGCTGGGGATCAAAACTTATTTGTTTATCACAGTACTGACGCTGTAAGCACAATTGCTGGTTCTGGTTATTTTAATAACTCGACAGATGACCTTAAACAATTTGATATTATCTTAGCTGTAGGTGCCACTGGTGGTACTGCAACTGTAGATGTATTAATTGTTTCATCTGCAACAGGAGCTGCAACTGTAACTTGCACTAACGGAACATAATGTTTCAGGGGGAGAGTTTCCTTGTTTATCTTCTCTCCCCCACTTTAAATTATGAGTGATAGTAAATTTGATATATGTAGTAAGGCTTTAGTATTAGTAGGTGCTAATACAATAACCTCTTTTTCTGAAAATACTACAGAATCAAAAGTAGCTAACCAACTCTATGAATCTATACTAGAAAATCTATTAACTAGGACTAGATGGAGATTTGCAGCAAAACAAGCACAATTATCAAGAAATGCTTCGGCTCCTACAGCAAGATGGTCTGCTAAATACGCTGTTCCATCTGGAACATTATTGATACATACGGTAACAGTTAATGATAATGTCATTGAATTTGACAGATATGAATCTGATATTTTATGTGATGCTTCATCATCTGATACTGTAGTAGCTGATTATACATTTCAACCATCAGAAGCAAATTTTCCACCTTATTTTAAACAAGCATTAGTTTTTGAGCTAGCTTCTTTATTTGCTGGTGCTATCGCAAGGAATGATGCATTATCTACACTGTATCAAAATAGAGCAATTGCTCAAATGGCAATAGCAAGAGCGCAAGATTCACAAGCACAAACTACAAGAAAAGTAGATACTACTAGGTTTAGAAATAGGAGGAATTCAGGGTCTTTAGGAACTATAAAGGCTACTGTTAGCTCATAGATGGGAATAGCAAGAATATCACAAACTAATTTCAATAGAGGAGAAATTGACCCAAATTTAATAGGCAGAGTAAGTTTAGAAACTTATGGATCAGCTTTAAAAAAAGCAAGAAACGTAATAGTTAATAACCAAGGACCAGTAGAAAGGAGACCAGGAACTTATTTTAGAGCAGATTTAGGAGCAGAGAGTAGGTTAGAATCTTTTATATTTTCAGGAGATCAAGAATATATTTTTGCTTTTCAAAATACTGTTCTGAAAATATACTCTACTGCTGGGTCATTATTGCAAACTATAACTTCATGTCCTTGGACAACTAGCAATATATTTGAATTAAATTATACCCAACAAGGCGATACTATGATTGTTGCACATGAAGATTTTATGCCATCAATTATAAAAAGAACTGGAGCTACTACTTTTACTAATTCAACTTTTGCATTTGATACTAGTATAAACGGAGAAAAAGTCTATCAGCCATATTTTAAATTTGCTGACGATATAATTACATTAGATATTGATTCTGTTACTAAAGATGCAACAGGTGTTACTTGTACTGCCTCATCTGGTTATTTTACAAGTAGTTATGTAGGAACAAGAATCAGATATATGGGAGCTGAACTTCTAATAACAGGATATACTAGCGCAACTGTAGTTACAGCAACTTTAAAATCTGTTCCAGAAATAATATTAGATGAAGATCCATTTGCTACTGCTGCTGGTACAGGCACAGTAACAGTAACTCATGTAGCTCATGGATTTTCTACTGGTGCTTCTGTTACTTTTGCTGGTTCAGAAGATATTAATGACACAGATGGTGCTGGTTTAGCTTCTGGAAATATAAATGGAGCAAGAACAATTACAGTAGTAGATGATGATCATTACCAATTTACTGCTGGAGCTGGAGATACAGCTACAGAATCTGTAGATGGTGGTGGTGTTAGAGTTACTATTGTTGGTCATCCTCCAACAAGAAATTGGGATGAACAAGTCTTTTCAGACATAAATGGGTATCCAAAAGCAGTAGCATTTCATGAACAACGTTTATTTTTTGGTGGTGTAGCTAATTTACCAGATGGTATACAGAGTAGTAAAACAGGTACATTTTTTAATTTTGATGTTGGCAAAGCTGAAGATGCAGATTCAGTACAAATACAAATAGCTTCAGATGAAGTAAACGATATTAGACATTTAAGGTCTGGTAAAGTATTAGAAATATTAACAAATACATCAGAGTTTTATTTAAAACCACAAGTATCTAAACCTATTACACCAGCAGATATACAGATTATTAGACAATCCTCTAATGGATCACAACAAAAAGCAATGCCTAGATTTTTTGATGGTGCTACTACATACGTTCAAAATAATGGAAAAACAGTAAGAGAGTATGTATTTAATTCTGCTTTAGAAGAATTTAGCGATGCGCCTATAAGTATTGAAGCTAATCATTTAATAGATTCTCCAAAAGATAGTGCATCTATAGCATCATTGCCAAAAAGAACTGAACAACTTTATTTTTTGATAAATGATGATGGTACTATTGCAGTATATTCAGCACAAAGGGCGCAAAAAGTATTAGGATGGGTACAATGGAATACGTCTGGAACTTTTGAATCTGTTTGTACTACATCCAATAATGTGTATTTTTCAGTAAAAAGGACTATAAATAGCGCAACAGTTTATTATTTAGAACAGTTATCTTCTACCGTATATGATGTACCAACAGATATGACTTGTACTAAAACATTGTCAGCGAGCTACCAACCCCACGGTGCGCCCCTTACAAACGGAACTACTAGTAGCTCGACTGGCTTTATAGCAGATGGATTTACCAATGCTCCTCAAGTAGGAGAAAAATTTAAGTTTGCTGGAACAGGCACAGAATACACTATTAATGCTGCAACTGCTACAGGTGTGTCTGGCGAATATAACATTACTATTAATGCTGCTGTTAGCACATCTAACAATGTTGAGCTTAGATTTACTTTTTCTAAGACTTGGTCAGGCTTGAATTCTACTCCTGATATGCGAGGATTAGTAGTATATGGAACTTCTGGAACTACAGAGGGAGGTAACATTAACTATTATGGAGATGGTACTGTTACTAGCGGCGGTGTTGTCGTATTGGATAGTGTCGCATCTGCAATAGATATTGGCACAGATTATACGCTAGAAATTGATACTCTAGCTGTAGACGCTGTCGTCCCAGCATCTGGAGGTAAAGCACCATTAACTGGATATCCAAGAAAAATTGCTAAAGCAATAGTAGAAATATCTAATAGCTATAACCTTAAAGTTAATACCAATGATGTAATTATAACAACAGTATCTGATCTTAATAACGCAGACACTATTGCTAGTTTTACTGGTAAAAAAGAAGTACATTTCTTAGGATATGATTTAGAACCATCTATGCAAATAACACAGTCAGTACCTCTACCTCTTAGAGTATTGGCTATAACATCGGAGATTTATTACTAATGTGTGAACCAGTAACTTTAGGAATATTAGCTGGAGCTGGAGCTGGAACAGCTGCAAGTGTATACGGAGGTGCAAGTTTAATGACTGCTGCATCAATTGGTTTGACTGTTGGTAGTGGTGTTATGCAAGTAGGCGCAGCTTATCAAGCAAACAAAGCAGATCGTATATCAGCTGGTTTACAAGAAAGACAATATGATGAACAAGTTAAAAGATATAAGGCACAAGCAGAAGCACAAGAATTAGAAACTATGCAACAAATTACTGCTAGAAAAAGAGATTATTTAAGAACACTATCATCAAATCGAGCCTGGATGGGTGCAAGCGGAACTACAATGGATTCTGCAAGTTTTAATGCTTTATTACAAGATAACATGAATACTTATAGGGATGATGTTTCAGCAATAGGATTAATGGGTACTGAAAAAAGATTTGAGACTATGAGTCTTGCACAAGATGCATTAGTTGCTAAATCTGGTGTTAAACCATTACTTAAAGCACAACAATCAGCTAGAAATTTACAAACATTATCTTCTGTTGGTAGTCAATTAGCAGAAGTAGGTACAGATTTTGGTGGTAAAAAATCAAAAGGTAGGAACATATTAAAAGAAACTGCTAGTCCTAAAGCATACGAAAAATTGAGAAAAAGTTTATTAGGTAAAGAATATGGCTATTAAGAGAGAAAAAAGACAAGTAGAATATAGTACTAAAATTGGAGTAAATAGAGGTTCTGGTATTGCTTCAGCAGCACAAGCAAAAGCACAAGAATCACAAATATTTGATCGTATACTTACACAACAAGCAGATGAAAATTTAAAAAGATTACAAGACAGAGGAGAACGTTTAGGTTTAGACAGAGCAACTAAAACTAAGTTTTCTACTATTTCTAAAGATGTAGATATTGATGGGACTATGCAAACAGTTAATGTTCCTATTATGCCAGAAACACCTACAGGCATGGGTTTAACAGAAGCAAAAACATATCAAAAAAATATAGTAGATTTGTTTAATGCCAGAATGAAAACAGATATTGATAGTCAAATATTACAAGCTAGTAGAGAAGCTGTAATGAATAATGCAACACCAGATATATTTGATAGAGATTTAGATGTAAGATTAAAACCTTTTTTTGATGCTATGCCAGATGGTTCTTATAGTGAATTAATGAGGACTTATGCACAAGAAAGAAAAGACGTCCATAGTTATAAAGTTTTTGATAACAATAAAAAAAATCAAGCTGCACAAGCTAAATTTAATTATGATAACCAACTAGCAAATGCAAACATTGAAATTGCATTTAGTTACAAAGATAGAAAAATTACAGCAAAAGATTATGAAAATATAGATTACGAATCTTTAGAAAATGCTGGTATAAATACGACTGTTCTTAAACAAGCACAAAAAAATGAAATTGAATCTTTTAACATAGCTGGAGATTTTTTTAGAAAACACAATATTATATCTGATCCTAATTCAGTGAATGATTTTAATAGATTAATACAAGGCAAAGTAGAAGAAATTACAGTAAATGGAGAAACAATAACACGTGATAAATTGTCTCCATATTTAAGTAATGCACGTGCATTTCAAGTAATAAGTGAAGAATTAAAAAACTTAGACATTTACAATAACGAACAATATGTTGATCGGTTTATAAGACAAAAATACGAAAATGATTTTAGTAAAGGTATAGATGGAATATATAATGGTAATCGCATTTCTTCTTCTATTGCTGCTAATCCAACAGATTTTGATAAATTTTATAACAAACATAAACCTATGTATGATAGACAACTAGAAGAATCATTAACTAGAAATGGCATACAAGTAAATGAACTTACTAAATTTAGGGCTATGTTAAATGCTCATTCTTATATTCCAGAAAATGTAAGGACAGAAATTGAATCAATCATTAGAAATCCTAGTAAGACTGGTATTAGCACTATGATGCCTTTTTTAGAAACTTTAAATACTTATGGCATAGAAAACAAAGAATATGCAATGCCAGGCATGAATCGTAAACAAAAAAGACAATTAGGTTTGTTAATTAGTTTATATAATAAAAATGGAAAAGATGCAGAAATAACAAGTATTGAATATCAAAGTTTAAAAGATAAATTTGATACGCAAGGAGATATAACTCAAATAATACAGACTAATATACAAACTGGTTCTACATATATAACTGAGAGGAGACATTTAATAGAACAAATTAATGGGCATATGCAAAAAGAAGATGGGGTTTTAAAAGATTTAAAAGTATTTTCTATAGATAGAGGATTTCAAGAAGAAGTAGTAAGAGAAGTAGAATTATTATTAATGACAGGAAGAGTAGTAACTGATGATGATGATTATGTAAATATGATTAGTGAGGCGGCAAACAATGTATTAGCTTACGATACTATTTATTCTATTGATGATACGACAAGTCCGCTTATAACATCTGATGAAATATTAAGAATTGGAACAACTCCTAGTATGCAAAGAACAAGAATAACTAAATATGGTGCAAAAAAATACTATGGAATTGTAGATACAAATTTTAATACCAAAAGCGAAGATGGCTCTAATAAAATAAATTTTATACACGATAGTATTTTAATGGAGTTAGAAGATGCAGATCCATCCCAATTTGTTGGAGAAGAAAGCGGAAAAAAACAATTTATAAATAAAATGAAAAAGTTAAAAGGCACTAATGAATTTTTTTATGAAGATGAAAGAGAAACTATGCACATACAATTAATACCAATAGGTGCAGTTTATTCAGAACAAAACCCACCAGATTATTTTATTAGCATATACAATCCACAGAATGATTCATATGAACCAATAGTTTCAGAGAGCGGCACAAGGTTAATACTAACATCAGAAGAGTTTAACGAAGAAAGAGAAGAATATATAGAATTTCTAAAAAAAGGTAGATATGAGTAAAAAAATTGGAGATAAAACTAGTTTTCTAGAAGATACTTTTAGAGCATATTTAACTCAAACACCAGAGTTTTTTCAAAGAGAATCAGAGTTTGAAGAGGGTGCTTTAACTCTTAATCCATATTCTGATTTAGATGAATTAAGAAGCGGCAGAATGCATTTAGATATTAATTATCTAGAACCAGATCCAGAATTTAATTGGGTACAACAATTAGAAGAAGATGGATATGATATGTACAGAAATCATTTAGCTGATCATAACATAACAAACAAAAGACAATATGATGTTGCAATAAATAGAATAAAAAAAATACAATCTAATGCAAGAATATTTAATCAATCAGATAGATTTTGGGGTCCAATGATTGCCTCACAGTTTATGCAATTAGAAACTTATGCTCTCTTGCCATTTACATTTGGTGCTGGTGTAGGTATTGGTGCAGCAGTTAAAGGTGGATTTAAGGCGGCTGCTATTAATATGGCTACTGAAATACCTAGAGAAACCACTAGGGTATATTACGATCCTTATTACAATGAAACACATAGCTTATTTAATTTTGGTTTAGCTGGTGCATTTGGTGGTGTTTTAGGTGCATTGCCTCCTTTAGCTAGAGGTGGTATGAAGTCATGGCGTAATAAAGGCATTGGTCAAAAAACTAAATATGACAATATGAGTCATGAAAATGTTATGAAAGATAGTTTTGAACAATTTTATACAAAATATGGTAATGATTTAGATATAGATTTTAGTTTAAAATTTCCAGGTTTAAGTAGAAACGTTGTAAGAGAAAATGCAAAAAATGGTACTAATAAATATATTGATCTTAAAACAGGTAAAGCATTTGTAAGAGACAAAAAACAAAGAAGAGTAATAGGTAAAAAAGATTTGTATATACCTATTAAATTAAAACAAGACGATGCTGGTTTGCAAACTTTAGAAATAGATAAATCATATATGGAGTATAATTATCAACTTTTTAAACGTGGCAAAACCATTCCCAATATACCAAGTACATTTAATAAATTCATTAAAACAAGAAGTGATTTTGAAAACTTTATAATACGTAAAGAAGTGTATAGAGATTTAGATTATGTCCAAGATTTACCTGTTAATATAAAAAACAGAGAGTTAGCTTTGAATACTAAAGTTATGCAAGATTTGATAGATGAAAACAAAATGAGTTTTCAAACTAGAGAAATGGTACCACCTATTAATATAGGAACTGATCATTTTAAAGTAGATATTAGCGCAATAAATACAATAAACAGAATGATGGAAAAATTATCTCCATTAACAAAATACAATAATAAATTCAAAAACGATCCTAAATTATATTTTAAAGCTAATCATTTGATGAGTAGTTTACTTAATGATAATGGTATAAAACTACAAGCAAGCAATAAAGGTTTTTCTATTAATGATAGTGTTTATACTACTAAAGATACAATATTTGGAAAACATCAATTAAAATTTGAAACTGAATTGAATGATTTGTATTTAAACTATCTTGGGAGATATAAAGAATACAATGATTTAAACAAAGGATTAATATCTTCTTATAACTCATTAAAAGTTTCTGCCGAAAGAATGACAGAAAAAACTAAACAATTTACAGAAGATAAAATAAATAAACTACTCAATAAAAAAACAGAAAAGTTATCTACAGACGAACCATTTACTACACATTTAACTAGACCAGAATTTAACAAAGAAGTTACAAGATTATTAGCAAACCCAGATTTGTTAGAAAATACAAAAATACCAGAGTTAAGAGAAGCTGTTATAGCAACTAGAAGATTTTATGATATGCCAGCAAAAATTATAGAAAGAGAAGAAATGATGGGTTATGCCCCAAAAGCAAAACAATTCAGAGAAATACAAACAAGAATGAAAAGAATTACTGCTAAATTAGAAAAAACAAAAAAGGGAACAGGACAGCATGAAACATATAAAAAACTATTACAAGACTACAGAAATAGACAAGAATATTTAGTCGATGTAATTGAAGAATTAGATGATGGTAGTTTAAAATTAAAAAAAATACCTAAAAATGATGTTAAATATACAGGCATAATGCCAGCAAATGAAAGCAAAGAAACATTTTTTCATAGAATACATATTAGAGAAGCATATGTAAATTATCCTAAACAAGCTAAAGCTAGAATACTTGATGATCTATTAAATTATCATCCTGATAAAGAAACGTATATAAAATTGATGGCTGGAGATAAAAAATCAAAAGCAACAGTATTTAATAAAGTCAATGAAAAATATTTAAGAATAGTTAGCAGAGATCATATGGATGAATTAAATTTAATGGAACATTACAAAGATAAAAAAGTAAATCCAACAATACATAGAGGTTTATATGGTCCAAACAAAAACTTTTTAGAAGATGCTAATGAGGGTATTAAATTTATAGAAGATGATGTAGTAGAAATATCTAGACAATACACACAACAAATAGGTACAGCAATACAAATGAATCGTATGTTTGGAGACAAAATGGGATTCTTCAAAAAACTTGAATTAGTAGAAGATATTGCAGATCGTGTACCTTTAGAAAATGTTAAACCTAGTGTAGAAAATGCATTTCCATTTGTAAGAGATATTAAAAAATCTGTTACAGGCAAAATGTCGTTAGATGAAATAAATGCAATAGTAAGAAACTTCGAAGATCAAGTTTATAATATGTACGGTTTACATAATAGAATTGCCCCTAATAATTTTAGCAAAAGATTAATAGAAAATTTAATGAATTATACAATAACTACTACTATGGGAAATGCTGGTTTATCTGGTATGGCTGAAATGGCAAGAAGAGTTACAGTACATGGAATAAAAAAAGCTGGTTTATTTCCAGGGAAAAAGTTTTTATCTG